ATTACTCATCAATGGTTAATTTTGCAAGATGTAAATGTTTGGGAGCAAATGTTCTCAGGGGACCTAAACAAATACCTTGGGATGGTAAATTAGAATATGATTATCAACTTTGGATTGATAATGACATCGTATTTGATACCTCAAAGTTCTGGCAACTCTGTGATCTCGCATTAAGTGAAGATGGTGTAGAAAAAGAAATCACTGCTGGTTGGTATGCAACTGAGGATGGTCACACAACTTCTGTCGCACACTGGTTAGAAGAAGATGATTTTCGTAAGAATGGTGGAGTGATGAATCATGAAACTGTTGAAACGATGTCAAAACGTAAGAAACCATTTACTGTGGATTACACTGGTTTTGGTTGGGTATTGATTAAAAAGGGTGTGTTTGAGAATCTTGAGTATCCTTGGTTTGCTCCGAAGATGCAAATCTTTGAATCTGGTAGCGTCCAGGACATGTGTGGTGAGGATGTCTCATTTTGTTTAGATGCAAAAGATGCAGGATTTGAAATCTGGTGTGATCCTCGGATTCGTGTGGGGCATGAGAAAACTCGTATTATTTGATGGAGGTATTTTAAATGGCTAAAGGTGGAACTAATAAGGTTGTTTTTGAACCTGGAGCACCAAAGAAAACTCGCCAAGGTCGCTCGCCAAGAACACTTCTCTCAGCAACCTCTCGTAATGGACATAAAAAAAAGTATCGCGGACAGGGTAAATAGTTAAAATAAAACTTAACACATGGCATGTTTAATCGCTAATCTACCTTCACAAGAAGTCTGGGTTCGTAAAGAATATCTAACCGATCATCAAAGTGGTTGGGGTGAATTTGTTAAGGGCGTTTGGGTATCGGCTAAGTCGATTCCTGGACGTGCTTTTTATTTTGAGACATATTTACCAGAATATGCTGCAATGTATGATAAATTGCCAATTAGTGCTTTTTTAGCTCGTCCAGAAACTCCAGAACCTGACTTAGATTTACCAAATCTTCAATTTTGGAACTGCATGGACTATGGAGTTGTTGCAGTACAGAAACAATTTATTGGATCAATGGACTATGAGTGTTATACACGCGACTTTGGACCTCAAAAAGGCACATATGTCTGCACTCTAGACAATTATCACCAAGATCCAGATGTAATTGACTATGCAACAAGTGAAAATCCTGCAGAACATAAGTCACATAATCTCATTGAACTGCAAAATGGACAGTTTGCACTCTATCCCAACAACCGAATACGCATTTATGATAATAGTTTAACTCCAAAAGAACCAAAAACACCTGATTTTAAGGTTTCGACACGGTACTATCAGGTTGAAAACAGTTATGAACGACTCGCAATGGGCAATGAAGATGAATATTTTTGGAAAACAGCACAAGAACGGGATAGCAACCCCGTAAAAAGTTCTGATTTTAACGAATCAGGAGCAAAAAATGGAGAACACTGAGAAAAAAATGCTGAGAGAGATTGCAAATGACAATCAAACTCCTAAAAAACATGATTTTTCACTTCAAAAAGAGTTACATTCTAAAATTCGTAATGATGAAGATTATGATGACTGGGAATATGGAACTGAGCCAATACCTCTGTCAGAATTTTAGTTAAAAATTACCCATAAATAAGTTAGAATTTGTATCATACATGCCTCTAGAGCGGGTAAGTCAAGGATTTAAAGACATCAGTATGTCATTTCAGGTTAATCCCTTAAATGATGATCTAATTGCTTTGAAAAATGAATCTGCGATTGCCCGCTCAATTCGTAATATTGTTTTTACTTTTCCTGGAGAAAGATTTTTTGATCCAGATTTTGGTTCAAATGTAACTCGTTCTCTTTTTGAAATTGTTGATGATCTTACTGCTATTACAATTAGAGATGAGATTGAAAATTCAATTCGTAATTATGAACCAAGAGTAAGTCTATTAAGTGTAGAGACAATTCCAGACTACGATAACAATGCATTTGATGTTGTTATCATATACAGAATCATCGGAGCGGATATACCCCCTCAACAGTTAGAATTCGTCTTGCTGCCAACACGATAAATGCCACTTCAAAATTTCACTGGTCTCGATTTTGACCAAATAAAACAGACTTTAAGAGACTATTTAAAATCAAATTCCAATTTTACGGATTATGATTTTGATGGATCAAATCTATCGTCAATTCTTGATGTTTTAGCATATAATACTTACATTACCTCATACAATGCTAACATGATTGCAAATGAGGTCTTTCTTGATAGTGCAACTTTAAGAGAAAATGTAGTTTCTCTTGCAAGAAATATTGGATATCTGCCAAGATCAAAGAAATCTTCACGAGCATCTATTAATTTTTTCGTTGATACAACAAATATCTCACCAACTCCATCCACACTGACACTTAAAAAAGGTCCCGTCGTTGCAACGGGTAGTCAATTTGCAGGGCAATCTTTTGTTTTTGGTATTACTGAAGATAAAACAGTTTCTGTTACTGACTTAATTGCAACTTTTGATGATTTGGAGGTTTATCAGGGCACAGTTATCGATCAGAGTTTTGAATATTCTTCTAGAAATCCGTTTCAAAGATTTATTTTACCGAATGCTGGAATTGACTTAGACACTTTGAAAGTAAGTGTAAAACCAAGTAATCTTTCTACAGTTTCAGTTAGGTATACAAGACAAGATAATCTATTTGATGATAAGTCTGGGTCGGTGATAACCGAAAATTCAACAATTTATTTTATCAATGAAGTTGAAGACGAGCAGTATGAACTTGTTTTTGGTGATGATAAGTTTGGAAAAGCATTAGTAGATGGAAATGTTATAAATGTCTCATATATTATTACTGATGGAGATTCTGCAAATGGTATCAGTAACTTTACTTTTAGTGGATCAATAAATTATACACGAAATTCTGTTCAGTATACGGTTACAAGTGGAATTTCATTGATTTCTGCAACTTTACCGTCAAGTGGTGGTGAACAAATCGAGAGTGTTGATTCAGTTAGAAAGTATGCACCTCAAGTTTATTCAACTCAAAACAGAGCTTTAACTGCAAATGACTATGAAATTTTAATTCCTAATAAAATTTACCCAGAAGCAGAGTCAATTTCAGTATTTGGTGGGGAGGAATTAATACCTCCTCAGTATGGAAAAGTTTTTATTAGTATAAAACCAAGAATTGGCGATTTTGTCCCCAATTTAATCAAAGAAAATATTAAAAGGGATCTAAAAAAATATGCTGTTGCTGGAATTGTTCCAGAAATTTTAGATCTTAAGTATTTGTATATTGAACTCAATAGTAAGGTTTATTATAATAGTAATTTAGCACCAAGTGCATCTTTTGTATCTACTTCAATTCAATCTAATATTAATAAATATGCAGAATCGTCTGACTTAAATAGATATGGAGCAAGATTTAAGTACAGTAAACTTTTAAAAGTAATTGATCAGAGTCACTCTTCAGTTACATCAAATATCACAACCGTTCAAATGAGAAGAGATTTAAGATTAACTCTAGATGGTTTTGCAGAATATGCTGTTGATTTTGGAAATGAAATTCATATTGCTTCTATGAATGGATTTAATATTAAATCAAGTGCATTTAAAGTTGTTGATATATTAGAAGAAGTTTATCTAACTGATGTTCCAAATTCAGATAAAAAAACTGGCAGCATATCATTTTTCTCGCTTTCCGCACCAGGATCAACCACTCCAATTATTGTAAGAAAAAATATTGGAAAAATAGACTATCAAAAAGGTCGTATTACAATTAATCCAGTAAATATTATTTCGGGAAAAACAAAAGACGGACAGCAAATTTTAGAAATATCTGCTATTCCAAGTTCTAATGATGTAATTGGTTTACAAGATTTATATTTACAACTAGATAGAAGTAGCGTCGAAATGATTGTCGATGAAATTAGTTCTGGACTTGATCCATCAGGTTCAAATTATAAAGTAAGTTCAAGTTATCATAACGGAAGTATTGTTAGATAAAAAATGACAGAAAAGAGAGTTCAATTTAACAAAATTGTAAAAAATCAATTACCATCTTATATTCGAGAGGAATTTCCATTAGTTGGTGAGTTTTTATCTCAATATTATTTGGGACAAGAGTATCAAGGAGCTCCCATTGATTTAATTCAAAATATTGATTCTTATATTAAGTTAGACACTTGTGGAAAAATTATAAAATCAACAACTCTCTCAGGAGATATTGATTCTTTTAATACAACTATTACAGTTGAAAATACAGAGGGATTTCCTGCAAATTATGGACTCATTAAAATCGACAGTGAGGTAATTACATATACCAGCAAAACAAATGTTTCCTTTGTAGGATGTGTAAGGGGATTTAGTGGTATTACATCTTTTACAAATCCAGATAATCCAGAGGATTTAGTTTTTTCAACCTCTGTAGCAAGTGATCACTCAAACGGAAAGTTAGTCGAGAATCTTAGCATTCTATTTTTAAATGAATTTTTAAAAAAAATTAAAAAACAGTTTCTGCCTGGATTGCAGGAGAGAGAACTTACTAGTAATTTAAATCAATCTCAATTTATTCGCCAAGCAAAAGATTTTTATTCAATTAGAGGAACTGATGAATCATTTAAAATTCTTTTTAAAGCACTTTATGGCGAAGATGTAAGTATAATACGTCCAAAAGATTATATTATTTCACCTTCAAATGCTAGTTATAAAAAAACCCGTGATTTGATTGTAGAATCTGTTTCTGGTGATCCATTTGAATTATCAAATAAGACTCTTTTCCAAGATCAATTTGAAAATATTTCAAAAGCATATGCTCCAGTTTCAAATGTAGAAAGAGTTTCTGTCGGTATTTTGACGGATTTCTATTACAAAGTGAGTATTGATGGGTCATACACTCAAAATGATGGTTCTGTTGAATTATTATATGGTAATTTATCAATTCATTCTAAAACAAAAATTATTGGAAATGTTGGAGTGGGTCAAACTTTTATAGACGTTGACTCTACTGTAGGATTTCCAAAATCTGGAACTCTATCATTCGCATATAAAAGCGGTGTAACAGGAGTTGTAACTTATTCTGACAAAACTGTTAATCAATTTTTAGGAATATCAACCACTGCTATTTCTAATATAATTTTAGATAATGCAAACATTGATCAGAATACTTATGCATACGCAGCTGGGGCTGGGACAACTGATGGTATTAGAGTAAAAATTAGATCTGTTTTAAATAAACTTGAGATACCAAATACTACAAAGTATCAACAGTCTGGATCTAAAATTAAATTTAAAACCTTAGGGAGAGTTTCTAGTGATAAAAAGGCAAACATATGGTTATTTAATACTGCACAGAGTTATGATGTCTCGTCATTAATTCTTGTTGATTCTACAAATGATATCTTTAAATTAACAACAATAGATGTTAATATTCTTAGAGTGGGTGATGCAGTTACTTTAATTAATAATAATAATATATCTCTTGATAATAAATTTATTGTTTTTGATGTTTTTAACAATCAAACATGTTTAATTAGAGGAAAGGGAATTTCTAATACATCGTCAATTGTTAAAGTTAGGAGAACTATTACTAAAATTGACTCTAGTTTACATCAAAACCTTAATAAAATCTGCTCAAATGTACAGAACGTATATTTAGACTCTGGTAAAATTCTTGTTGCTTCTCAATCACTCCCTTCTTTTGGTGAACCACTCTCTCCAACAGGAGTTAAGTTTGGACCCAAAACTCAAAAAATAACATTTAGTGGAACTTATAATAAAAATGATGAAACATTAGTATTTACAAATATTATAGATCATAATTTTTTTACAGGTGATGCAATTTATTATCAACCACAAAAAGGATCTGTTTTGACTACGACTACCACTGGTTCTGCACCAGTGTTACAAGAATTTGTAATAAGTTCTCTATTTAATGAAGGATTATATTTTGTAAAAAGAATAAATGCTACTAGTTTAAAATTTGCAAAAAGTAGATCGAATATTTACAACAATATTTTTGTAAAAGTAAACACCGGTGTTAATGATACGGTAACTGTTAACGACAACATCATAGAAAAATTTGATTATAAAGGTAAAAATATTGAACCACAAAAATTATTAAGAGAAATATCTCCGCCAGTTAACGATGGAAAAAAATATGAAACAACAGTTGGATATAATGGAATTTTAGTTAATGGAGTAGAAATTTTAAATTATAAATCAAAAGATATTGTTTACTATGGAAAAATTAACTCCATTGAAGTTGTATCGGGAGGGAAAAATTATGATGTGGTGTCCCCACCAGTTTTGAGTGTTGTAGATTCTACAGGAATTGGTGCTACTGGACACTGTTCAGTGAAGGGATCTTTCTCTGAAATCAGGGTTTTAAATTCTGGTTTTGACTATGTTGAAGTTCCAATCATAAAGATTACTGGTGGTAATGGGTCTGGAGCAGCAGCAGAGGCAAAGTTAGTTACGATTCCACATGAGGTTGTTTTTAATGCATCTGGAGTTGGAACTGCTGTTGCAATTGGATCTACAAGCTCTTCAATTGGATTTTCTACCTATCATAAATTTAGAAATACAGAAAGAGTGGTATATAAAACTTTTGGTAGAGAGGCACTTGTTGGTCTTGATACTGGTGCAATATATCATGTGGCGGCAAAAGATGATTATACCATCAAACTTCATAAAACATTAAATGATGCTGTTCTTGGAATTAATACAGTAATATTTACAAATTACGGTAGCGGTATTCACGCTTTAAGTTCTTTAAATGGAAAAGCAATATTAAACTCTATTTCAAT